CATTTTTATTAAACGATAGTTGTTCTTTACAAAATGTTACTATTACTGGAAATTGTAGTGGTTTTAAATTTGCCAATAATGCTCTTATTGTAAACAAATCCCCTTATCTAGCAGATATTAAATTAAAATTAGAAGATAGTACTGCTTACGGTTTTTCTCTTAACGGAAATGTTACCGATACAAACAGTGAAGATGGTATAATACTTAAAAATGTATCTATAAAATTAGATGATTCTAATTCAGTAGGAATTTATACTACTGGTACTGGCGTAAAAGTAGAAGCAATAGAATGTATTATAGAAGGACCAGCTGATAAAGGAGTTTCTAATACAGGTGGAGAAATAAAAATACAAGGATCTATTTTCCGTAATTTAACTACAGCAATTAATGGAAATGGAGTTTCTGTAACTAATGCAATAGGTTGTGCATTTGATAAAGTAACTCAAAATGTAGTTGAAATTAATAATGCTAAAGTTTATACAAATTCATTTGATGAAAAAAATAATTTTGAAGTAGGTGATTTAACAGGAACAAATTATCATTTTGGAATGAGTGATAAACAATTTGATTTTAAATCTAATTCAATAACTTTAACAGATTCACAAATTAATTTTATAGGTGGGGAACATACACATATTGACGGTAATGAATTAACTGTAGGTGATTATACCATAACTGATAGTACATTAAAATCTCATACAGGTGATATTAATGTTAAATCTACTGGAACAATTAATTTTAATACTGATACTAAAATTTTAAACAATAACAGTATAACAATATCAGGTGATGGAACTATAGCAGGTTCATTAATTAATCTTGGTGATCAACCTACAGACATTGTAGACTTCAATATGGATATGACACAAGATTTATTACCAGCTGACAATACAATACGAAATTTAGGTTCCGCAAGTAAGCAATGGTATAAATCTACTTTTTCTACAGTAGATTTTGGTAACCTTGTAGTTCATAATAATACTATGAGAACAACAGAATCTAATGCTGACTTAGAATTAAAAGGCAGTGGAACTGGTAATGTTGTTGCTGAAGAATTAACATTCGGTACTGGAATTTCTTCTGCAAATGATATAGTTTTTGATGCAGGAGCATCTACACTTACAATTAATAGTACAACAGCATTAAACATTCCTGTAGGAACAACTGCACAAAGTCCTACACAAGATAGAGGAATAAGATTTGACACTACTAGTACATTATTTGAAGGATTTCATAGTGGAGCAATTCCTTTAGGTGGTGTAATAGATGCTGATTTAGATACTAAAATAGATATAACAAGTAATCAATTTACATTTAATATTGCTGGTTCTAGTGTGGGTACTTTAGATGCAACAGCACTAACACTTAATAGATTTGGAAGTCAAGATCAGGTTAATATAGACGGTAATACTATAACTGTACCAGACGATGCCACAAATGCTCAAGCAGGTTTAGAAGCTAATGGTACTGGTAAAGTAATATTAGACACATCTAATTTTACTATATCTGGGGGTGAACTTCTTAATAGTGAAAGTGAAAGCGACACAGTTTTTACAGGTACAGGTGCAAAAGTAGATAGATTTATTAAAATAGATGCGCCTGCTATAAAACTTCCATCAGGTTCTTCAGTAGATCAACAAACAAAAGCCAACATGAAACAGGGCGAATTGTTCTGGAATACCGATGTTGCTATACTTCAAGTATGGACTGGAACTGAATGGAGATCTGCTACAGGACAAGCAGAAACAAGTATAACTATTGAAGATTTGGAAGCCATTAACTTAACATATAACTTAATAATTAATTAAGCTATTATTCTAGCATACTACAACATAAATCCAAAACCAGTATAAATACTAATAATGTTTAAATCAGACCTTGTTTTAGACAGGACAAACTGTGGTTCAACCCGCAAGGTAATGTGGTTGGTGGGACAAGATCCCCGTGCTAAAGGAGATAGAGAATGGCCGTAGGTCGAATTTCAGGACAGCTCTTAAAGTCCAACTTACTTCGTAATGGAGTAAACCTGGCCTTCGAGACTGATCTTTTATACATTGATGTTAATAATTCTCGAATAGGAGTTAACACTGCTAGTCCCCAATATCCATTAGACATTAATGGAACAGCACGTACAACAAATTTAGAAGTCACAACTCAAGCAGTTATAAACAATATTACAATTGGTGCTAATTCAATTAGTACAACTGGATCTTCTCTTAATATTACTTCACCAGATGGTATACTATACAACAATAAACTATTAATTGATGATATAGAAATTAGTGGTAACACTATTAAAGCCACAGATTCCAATCAAAATTTTGAAATTCAAACTAGTGGTACAGGTATTGTAGAAGTATTTGGAGACACTAGAGTTAATGGTAATATTCATGCTACAGGTAATATTAGAGCAGACGGTAATATTCAGATAGGTGACGCTGATACAGATTCAATTTCAATTGCGGCAGATTTTACAAGTAATATTACTCCAGATGTAACTGACACATATAATATGGGTTCCGCGGCAAAAAGATGGAATGACGTATATGCAAATAATTTAATTGTAGACAATCTTACATTGAATGGTAACATTACTGTACAAGGTCTTGACTTAACGGCTAGACCAGGAAAAATTTATTATGTTGCAACAAATGGTGATGATGCTAAGACAGGAACCCACCAAAATGATCCTTTTGCAACAGTTTCAAAAGCATTAATAACTGCAACAGATGGAGATTTAGTTTACATATATCCAGGAACATATAATGAAGTTTTACCTTTAACTATTCCTGCTGGAGTTTCAGTAAGAGGTGACGGTATTAGAGCAGTTGTTATTAAACCTCATGGAAGTACACCAAATAAAGATGTATTCATTCTTAATGGTGAAACTACTGTTGAAGATTTAACTATTGCAGATTTTTATTATAATTCTGGTGCAACAGAAGGACACGCATTTAGATTAGCCACTGGCGCAGATAGTACATATTTCCAACTTACAAGTGATATACCTTTAATTAAAAATGTTGCTGTAATTACAAAAGGTTCAGTAACTTCTGTTTCAGACCCAAGAGGTTTTGATCAAGGAGATGCAGGTAAAGGAGCATTTCTTGATGGACAAGTAGTTGGAGGAATTACTCCAGAAGTTAGAGTTAGATTTCAAAATTGTACATTTATTACACCTGGTGTGGATGCAATAACAGTAACAAATGGTGTAAGAGTAGATTTTATTAATTCATTTACATATTTTGCAAACAAAGGTATTAATGTTACAGATGGATCATATGGACAAGGTGGTGACGGAAAAACAAGAGTAAACATAACAGGATTATCAGGATCTTTTCCAGCACCTAGTCAAACTGTAACTTATTATGATAAAGATGGAGCAACAAAATTAGTTGAAGGAACAATTGAAACTGTAGATGCTGGTAATAATTTAATTGTATTAGATGGCAAAATAGGTGCGTTTTGTTTACCAACAACAAGACCTACTAAAAAAGTTACAGCAACAGGAACTACAATAGATGGAACAACTAAAAAATATGGAAGTGGAAGTTTCAAACAAACAGCTTCTAGTCATAATTTAAAAGTTGCAGGACATACAGACTTTGGTTTCGGTACTGGAAATTTTCAAATAGAAGGATGGTTTAATCCAACATCAGTACAAAGTAAAACTTTATTACAAATAGGAAGTTTAGAAATTGATATTCTTAATAACGTTCCTAGAGTTAAATTAGATGGAAATGCAATTGCAACTGAAGCCACAGGTTTTAATATTAGTGTTTGGACTCACTTTGCTGTAGGAAGACAAAACAATACGTTAAAAATGTTTATTGGTGGAGTTAACAATAATGCTATAGATGTTTCAGGTTGGACTGCAGATTTAAAAGATTCAAATGATGTTTATATAGGAAATAGTAATTCACTTAATAATGCCTTTGAAGGTTTTATGGATGATGTTAGAATAATCAAAGGTGATATGACATATTCAGCAAACTTTACACCTGCTTCAGCAGAAATAACAAATACAAATAATAATAATGGTATTACAGCATTAATGTTAAATGCTAATGACTTTTTAGATAATCATAAATTAGGTCAAGATATTAGATTCTCAGGTGGTTCAACAGCTAATGAAATTACTTTAGCAGATTATTCAGACTTTGGATCAGATTTTAGAAGTGTATCAAGTGCAAACGTTTATGGAACTTACGGTGTTGTTGCAGATGGTATTGGTGCAAATGTAAATTTAGTTAATCATAATTTTAATTACATAGGTTCAGGAAAAAGTTTTGCAAATGATGTAAATGAAGTTGTTCAAGCAAATGAAGTTGTTGCTTCAACTAATGCAAAAATAAATTATAATTCAGTTGATCAAAGTGGTGGATTTAGACTTGGTGATCAATTTGCAGTAAATCAAAATACTGGATTAATAGAATTTAAATCTTCTGAATTAAGAATAGACACAACTTCTCAAATGTCAATTACTAATGGATCTAATACTACTGTTTTAGATGGTACAAAAGTAGAAACACCTAAATTAAGAATGAGTGGAACTACTATAGAAAGTTTATCAGGAAATCTTGATTTTAATTCAAGTACAAATGTAATTAATTTATTAAACAATGTTAATGTTACAGGAAATTTAGATGTAACAGGAAATATAACAATTGGTGGTAACATAACAATTGGTGATGAAGCTACTGATACAGTTACTATTACAGCCGGAATAGGAAGTGATTTAATTCCTGCAACAGATAATACTTACAATCTAGGTAATGATACTAGTAGATGGAATACATTATTTGCAAATGAAATACAAGTAGATAGTATTAATCTTACAAATAATGTAATCAAAACAACTGACAGTAATGCTGATTTAGAATTAATGGCAAACGGAACTGGCGGGATTAGATTAGAATCTTTTAGATTTAATCAAAACATTATTACTAATGATTCAGGAGATATGACAATTACTCCTGCAACAGGTATAGCAAGAGTTGACGGCACAGGAAGTATTAAAATACCATCAGGAACGACTGCACAAAGACCTGGAAGTCCTGCAAATGGTATGGTCCGTTATAATACAGATACAAGTTTATTTGAAGGGTATGAAGGATCGAATTGGGTAGCATTAACAGGTGTATATGATTTAGATAGAGACACTTATATTACAGCAGAAGCTTCTCCAGGAACAGATGATGATACTATTAGATTTTATGCTGGTGGAGTTTTGGTAGCAAATGTTAATTCTACTAGATTTGATGTAACAAAATTGATAGTAGATAACATAGAAATTAGTGGAAATACCATAAAAACTACGGGTGTAAACCAGGATTTAATATTAAATGCTAATGGTAATGGTAGCATTAGAATTGAAGACTTTAAATTCGAAGGAAATACGATAACTAATACTATATCGGCTCCAATCGTACTAAAAACGAGCGGAAACGGTTATGTTGATGTTTCAGATGCTGGTGGATTTGTACTTCCTTCAGGAACAGCAATAGATAGACCTGCAGTAGGTCAGTTGGGTATGACAAGATATAATACTCAAGATAGCAGGGTAGAACTTTATGATGGAAGTAATTGGGGTTCTATTGCAGGTTCGTCAGGAGCGATAAGCGTACTTGATGCAACTGAAATTTCAATAACATACGCAATTGCGTTAGGATAAAAATTTAAATGGCAACATATTTTAAAAATTCAATAATAAAAAACGTTGGGACAGTTCCAATAACGGTTTATTCACCGCCAATAGGAACTAACACAATTGTTTTAGGACTTAATCTTGCAAACTTAATTGAAAGTATTGTAAAAGTTACTGTAACATTACAAGATACAACTAGTGTTTCAGGTTATATTGTTAAAGATGTAATGATTGCCCCTAATTCTAGTTTAAGAATTTTAAGTGCAGGTGAAAAATTAATTATTGCCTCACAAAGTACACTACAAGTGAATGCGGATATTGCCGATTCAGTAGATGTTGTAATGAGTTTCGTGGAGTTAACATAAGATGAGTGATATTGGTCAAAATTTAAAAGCATATATGTTAGCAGGAATTAAAGATAGATATTTCTATGGTTTAAGAAGAACTATCGATGGAACTTTGTATATGCATAAAATTGATCAAATGAAAGCTGGAGAATCTGTTTCAATTAATGTTCCAGGTGATCCTGCAAAAAATTATATTGATTTTGATCAAGGAACTGATTTTTATGAAGGTAGAGGACCAAATCATTCTCTAGTTTATGAAAATTTAAAATACGAACAATTTAGATGGGACGATGTTAATCTAAATTATTATGTAAATGATGCTGGAGAGTTAGTAGTAAGAATTAATGCTACAAAAGATCAGGGCACTGTCACTTATCCAGAAACTTTAGAAACAGCTGGTGTCCAACCTAAAGAATTTACATTTGATAGAGATGTATATTCATTTGATAGTAATGAATCAACTTGGGATAGAACTTAAAAATACGTGGGAGTATAAAAAATGGCAAAAGAAATAATAAATGATGGTATTATACCTAATGATGGTCAAGGAGACAATCTTAGGTTAGGTGCCCAAAAAATAAATTCGAATTTTGATGAATTATATAATGCATTAGGAAATGGAGATACTTTATCTACTATTTCTTCTAATACAGTTACGGCGCTAGGAGGTAATAAAATTACTTTCTACTTTGCAACTGAAGGAGATTTACCTAACGCAACAACTTATGACGGAATGTTCGCCCACGTACACGCCGACAATACAAGTAGAGTTGCTCATTCAGGTACTTGGGTTAAATTAATTCAAGAAACTTCTTCTATCGATATGTTATCAGATGTTGAGACTTCAAGTCCAGCACCAGGTGATGGTCAAGCATTGGTTTGGAGTGATGCAAATAGCAGATGGCAGGCTGGAAGTATTGATGCAGGCGCATCAACTTTTGTGTCATTAACTGACACTCCAGCTAGTTTGGCTTCACATAATAATAAATTTGTAGCCGTAAATTCCACTGCAAATGCTATAGAATTTAGTACACCTAGCATTGATAGAATGTTAGATGTAGATGTAACTACTACACCTCCAACAGCAGGACAAGTATTAAAATGGAATGGTACAAATTGGATTCCAGGTATTGATGCAACATCAGGTGGAGCAGGATCAGATGCAGATACATTAGATGGTTTAGATAGTACATATTTTTTAAATTATAATAATATTACTAACAAAGGACAAAATTTTAGTAAATCTTTTAGCGTATCAGCGGCAACGTATACACCTACAACTGGTGTAATGGAATTAACTATTGGTGCACATAATTTAATAATAGGTAACAAAATTAAGATTGCCCCAAATAGTTTAGGTTTTTCTTGTTCTTTTGATAATAATGTAGCAACTTCAACTTATCCTAGAGCATCAGGATCAGCGGCGCCAGGTGGAGAAGATTATTTTTACAATAAACCAATAGAAATTACAGCCGTTTCGGCAACAACAATTACTGTAAATGTTGGAACTGGAAATGTTACATCTTATAATGTATCAAATGCAGTATATACACCAGCAACAGGAAATATGGTATTAACAGTTGGAACACATACTTTAGTAGCTGGTAATTATATTGATATTGCAACAGGTGGTTTAACTTTTAGTTGTGCCCTAGACGGACACGTTACTAATACAGCATATCCAAGAGCATCTGGCAGTGCGGCACCTGGTGGTTACGATTACTTTTATAACACACCATGTCAAATTACATCAGTAGGTGCAACAACAATTACAATGAATGTTGGTATATCAAGTAATACATCAACACATACTTTTGTAAGTGCTATTAATGGTGCTATAACAAATTCAAATTCACATACATTTGTAAGTGCTTCTGCTGATTGTGTAACATTTTCACAAACTTTTGTAGACTTATCAGACACTCCTTCAGATTATTCAGGAGCGGCAGATAGATTTGTTAAAGTTAATAACGCAGGAGATGGAATAGTATTTGCTGTTGGTACTTCAGGTGATAGTAATTTATCAGAACTTTCTGATGTAACAACAATAGGAGATTATTACAATGTATCAAATGCAGTATACACACCTGCATCAGGAGTAATTGTATTAACTATTGGATTACATAGTTTACAAGTTGGTCACAATATAAAAATTGCTTCAAACAGTTTAACATTTACTTGTGCAATGGATAGTAATGCAACAGAACATACATATCCAAGAGGAAGTGGATCAGCTTACGCAGGTGGAAAAGATCCTGCATATACTTCAACATCTGCAATTACGGCAGTAGGTACAGATTCAATTACTGTAAATGTTGGTATATCTAGTAATACAACAGCACACACTTTTGTAAGAGCTAGTGACAATTGTATATCAGTTACTGAAAAAACTTATAGTACATCAGCGGCAACGTATACACCTACAACTGGAGTAATGCAATTAACAATAGGAACCCATGCTATTAAGTCTGGACATTCTGTTATGATTGCGGCAAATAGTTTGACGTTTACGTGTGCAATGGATAGTCATAATACACAACATACATATCCAAGAGCATCTGGCGGAAACGCACCTGGTGGAGAAGATTATGTATATAATAAACCAGCTTTAGTTACAGAAACATCATCTACAACAATTACTGTAAATGTTGGTGTATCTAGTAATATAACAGCACATACTTTTATAAGTGCTAATGCAAATAATGTAAAAGTTGCACCAACACATGGTGATTCATTATATTTCAATGGAGTATCTTGGGTAAAACAAAACGGACCAATATCAAGATATGAAATTACAAATGATGGAAACAACAATTATGTTTGGGAAGGACCTGGTTTTACAACTGGAACTAATGATCCAGTAATGTATATGAACAGAGGTCATACATACGTTTTGAATAATAATTCGGGCGGCAGTCATGCATTTGAAATAAGAGTTAGTAATGGTGGTTCAGCATATACTAGTGGAGTAACAGGTGATAAAACAAATACGCAAGTATTTAGAGTACCAATGGATGCACCTAGTACATTGTATTACCAATGTACATCTCATACAGCAATGGGTAACACAATTAACATAGTGAGCTAATAATTTATGGCACAAAACGAACTTGGAATAGGTATAGAAGAATTAACAAATACACTTGGAGACTCTAGGTATTTTTATGGACTTAGAAGAACTAATACAGGTGAAGTATATCTTTCTAAAGTAGATTTATTAGAACTAAATGATGGTGTTCAAATTAATAGACCCGGTGCTATGTCAGGAAATTATAAAGACTTTACAAGAGGTGAAGACTTTTATGATGGTAGAGACATACAACATAAAAAAACTTATGAAAATTTAGTATACGAACAATATAAATGGGATGGAAGAAATATTAATTATTATATTAACAATGAAGGTGAATTAGTATTAAGAGTTAATGAACAATATACATACGATGTATAAAATAAATACTAGTAATTAGGACTTATGGCAGATTTTAAAATAGATAGAATACGTTTTAAATGGAAAGGTGACTGGTTAGCAGGAACTCAGTACGTTAAAGATGATATTGTAAGATATGGTGCAAAAGTTTATACTTGTATCGAAGTTCACATTGCTGATTCCAATTTTTATAACGACTTAGATAATGCTACACCAAAATGGTCTCTGACTATGTCAGGTCAGTCTTGGACAGGAAACTGGCAACCTAATAAATTTTATAAAATAGGTGAAGTAGCAAAAGTTGGAGCAACACTTTACCAGGCTACTCAAGGTCACTTATCAAATGCAGATGCAAATAATGGAATATTAGGTGATGAAAGTAAATGGGAATACTTTGCAAGAGGGGAAAAATGGACATCTACATGGTTACCTAATACACTTTATAGTGTAGGTGAAACAGTTGTTTATGGTGGATCAGTTTGGAAGTGTATAATAGCACATACATCATCTACAGCGGTAGCTGGATTAGAATCTCATCAAGCTAAATGGACACAATATCATAGATCAGACAATTACAGAGGTTATTGGACACCTAACACAAGATATTATCCAGATGATATTACAAGATATGGTGGAACAGTTTATAGAGCTGTAGCAGGACATACTTCTGCTCCTACAGATAATTGGACAGGATTTACATCAGCAGATTACGTTACAAATTCTTCAAACGGTGTAGGTGCAATTTTCAATATTTTTAAAATTAATTCAAGTTTTTATGCAAAATTTACAAACACAGGAACAAACTTTGCGGCGGCAAATACAATTACTATAGTAGGTAGTAAAGTAGGTGGAGCCGACGGTGTAAATGATGTAGTAATAACAGTTAATTCAGTAGACGGCGGTGGAGCAATTTCTACTTTTACTGTAAATGGTACAGCGGTTTCTGGAAATAATGGTTTAGAAGCCGATCAAGTTAAATGGCAAACAGTAATTGAAGGTATAGATTATATAGGCCATTGGGCAGAAGGAACAAAATATAATAAAGGTTCATTAGTATCTTGGAGTCCGGGAATTTGGAAAGTAACAACTGATCACTGGTCAATAACTCCACACATGAATGAAACTAATTTTTCATTGTGGGTACCAGGTGCAGAATATGAAGGTTCTTGGGACACAAACAAATATTATCAAAAAGGTGATGTTGTACAATATGGTGGATACAGTTATTCTGCTTTAGTAAGCAATACAAATATTGTACCAGGAGTAACAGATAGTACAAATACTTGGGAATTATTACAAACAGGTTATAACCATCGAGGTGAATGGGATAGTACAACTGCATACAAAACAGGAGATGTAGTTAGAGCAGGTGGTAATTTATTCATAGCAGTACAAGCCAACACAAATGATGATCCAGTTACAACTTTTGTTTATGATCCAGGTAGTGATGCTCCTGATCCTTGGCAATTATTAGTAACAGGTGTAGCATTTAAAGGTCCTTGGAAAGAAAGTGATACCAATGGAGCAATTACTTACTATGTAGGTGATGTAGTTACAGAAAAAGCAGATTTATATCGTTGTATAACAACTCACGTTGCAACTTCTTCAGATGCTAAACCAACTTTAGATGAAGAAAGTGAAAATGTTGGACCACTTTGGGTTAGATTGGCACAAGGGGCTACAAGTAACATATTAGAAATAGATGGAGATTTAAAATCTCATTCAGGATCTGAAGATACTAGAATTGCAATTGGATCCTTTGGACAATTATTCAAAGTTAATGACGCTAATGATTATGGAGTTTGGGGAGACCATGATGTAGTAGCTAAAGTATTTTATGTTTCACCTTATGGAGAAGATAAATTAACAAGTGGTAAAAGTGTTGCAGGTCCATTTAGAACAATCAAATATGCTTGTGATTATGTTCAACAAGAGTTGGCAAATAGAACACCAGCTACTATAATTGTTAAAACAGGTGTTTATGAAGAAATTTTACCTATAACAGTTCCAGCAAAAGTTCATATTTGGGGAGACTTTACAAGACGTGGTGCAAACGTTAGACCTAAAACAGGTTACGAAGGAACAGATATGTGGCGTTTACGTAATGCAACAGGACTTGCAAATATAACAATGCAAGGTTTAACTGGTTCTTTAGGTTCTGCAAATGCATATGGAACAAAAAGACCAACAGGTGGGGCATATGTTTCTTTAGATCCAGGAAGTGGACCAGGTGATGGAACAGTTTGGATTACTTCTAAATCTCCTTATATTAAAAATTGTTCAATATTTGGGACAGGTTGTACAGGATTAAAAGTAGATGGTGACTTACATAATGGCGGATATAAATCTTTTGTTGCAAATGATTGTACACACTTTATTGAAAATGGTGTTGCGGCTTGGGTTAATGGAGATGCTAGAGTAGAATTTGTTTCAGTATTTGCTTATTGGGCCCATATAGGATATCTAGCAACAGCTGGTGGAAAATTTAGAGCAACAAATGGTAACTGTTCATATGGAGATTTTGGTGCAGTTGCAGAAGGACTTTTAGCAAGTGAAAGTCCTTTAACAGGAAAAGTTAATAACCAATCACAAGAAGCACACATAAACAAAGTATATAATGATGAAAATGAAATTTTTGCTTTTGCTTTTGATCACGCTGGACAAGATTATACTTCAGCAAGTATAACAATTGCAGGATCAGGAGAAGGTGCGGCAGGAGCCATACGTTGGCCACAAATAAGACAAGGTGCAGTAAACAAAATTAGAGTTACAGGCAATAATGATTCTACAGTACCAGGTGGTACAAATTATACCGAAATATTAGGAAATGCTCAAATTGGTACAAATAAAGAAATTACGTTAGCACCTCAATATGAAGGAACAACAAATAATACTGTTGGACAAAGAATTTATATTTGGGAAGGTGCAGGTAGAGGACAATACGGATATATTTCTGGTTACAATTCTACAACAAAAGTTGCAACTGTTAAAAAAGAATTTGACGATACAGATGGTTGGCAACACTTCATGGGTGGTTACCCAATTGAACCATTACTAGATGCATCTACAAAATATTCAATAGAACCTAGAATTACTATTTCTCCTACAGCTGGAAGTAGAAGTAATGTTAGCTATGGTTCAACAGGAGAAATGTTATTAGGCGCTTCAGGAAAAATTGGAGCATCAGATATTACAGCTCTAATAGGAAATGGTGTAGGTAATAGAACTTCTGATGGTACAAATTGGCTTGCGGCTGGTGGAATTCCTTCAAAAGATTGGAATAGTATTACTAAAACAACAAATTATTTTGTAGCAACCGCGGCTGATGGAACATTAATTAGATCGGGTGATGGAACAAGTTGGACAGATATAAGTGCAAATATTCCTTCAGATGTATTAAGAGCATCTGCTTATGACGTTACTGAAAATATTTTAATAGTTGCTTCAGAAACAGGAATGATATACAGATCAACAGACGAAGGCGCTACATTTACTTCAATTCAAGTTGAACTTTATGATGGATCAACACCAGTGTTTACACAAATGGCTTGTGGTAATGGATTATTCATAGGTGCAAACACAACTGGACAAACTTGGGAAAGTATGGGCGGTGGTACAACTTGGACTAAAGCCACTAATATGGGTGACTTTTTAATGGATACTAATTCTGGTTTACAAACAGTTCATAGATATAATTTGAAAAAATTAATGTTTGGTGGTGGTAAATTTATTGCATCAGTACAAGATGCACCTGGTGATGAAAGTACAGTTGCTAATAAATTTTTAATATCAAATGCTAACGCGGCACAATCACAAACTTCATCTTCTTACAGTTGGACAGAAAGTGATACGCCTCCACACGCAGGACCATATACAGATGTTGCATATTCTCAAGGAGTTTATATTGCAATTACTGACGGTGGGGATCATGCATATAGTTTTGATGCATATTCTTGGAAACAATTAGATTCAGCATTGGCAGGAACTTACAATGGTATAGTAGGTGGAAGAAATACTGCAGGTGGATACTTTATTCCATTACGAACTGGTTCTCAATCTGGAGCAGAAAAAATTCTAAAAGGTGCAACACCTTTAGCTAGAGTAGTTACAAATTCTTCAGCAATTAATAATATACAAATTTTAGATCCAGGTAGTGGATATTCTTCAGAACCTACAGTTACTATTACTGATAATTTAAACACTGCTGACGCAACATTTAAATCATTTGTACATAATGGAGTACTTTCTCAACCAGAATTTACAAACAGAGGTACAGGATTTATAAATGTAACTGCAACTTTAAGTGGTGATGGTTTTGCAGATGAATATCAAACTGGAAGTTATTTAGAAGTTAAAGAAATGACAGGCAAACCAGGACCAGGAGCAATTTTATATATAGATGGAATTGATGACCAAGTTTATAGAATTACTCAGATTAATAAAATAACAGGAAGTTCTCCAAACATTGCCGCTCAGTTTAGAGTAACACCTAAAATAAAAGCAAATGAATCACCTGCTCATGATGTTGCATTAACAATAAGAGAAAAATATTCTCAAGTTAGATTAACAGGTCATGATTTCTTAGATGTTGGAACTGGTAATAAATCTACAACTAATTATCCAGGTTTATACACTAGTGGTTATACACCAGGTTATGAACTTAAACAACGAAATGAAACAGTATCAAATGGAGGTGGAAGAGTATTTTATACTTCTACTGACCAAGATGGAAATTACAGAGTTGGAGAATTATTTGAAGTAGAACAGGCAACTGGAATAGTAACTCTAAATGCTGATTTATTTGACTTATCAGGTTTAACTGAATTAAGTTTGGGTGGTATTGTAATAGGTGGAACTGAAGTTAAAATTGAAGAATTTAGTACTGATGGTACAATGGCGGCTAATAGTGATAACGTTATACCAACACAAAGAGCTATTTCTTTATACATAGGTTCTAAAGTTTCTGGCGGTGGAGCAAATCTTTCAACAAATGAAGTAAGAGCAGGACAAATTAAATTTAAAAATGATGAAATATATAATGAAGCATACCCTACAAATGGTAAAATTGAATTCACTGGAGCAGTATCAATAACGGCTGTAAGTGGTAGTATTATAGCAACTTCATACTTTTTAGGGGCCGGACCGGCTGAATATTTAAATGAGGGTGGCCCTGAAAGGGACGCATATTATGGTGAATAAGGATTTAACAGTAATGATAAATAAAAGATATAAAAGGATTTAACGAAAATGGCTGAGTTTAAACTAGGTAGAATTAAGTTTGTTTGGAAAGGTTCTTGGGCAACTACTACAACTTATTATGTTGATGACGTAATAAGATATGGTGGTAGAACTTACAATTGCGTAACTAATCACACATCTGGTACATTTCAAACTGATTTAGGTGCTGTAAAATGGCAACTAATGTCAGATGGTATAGAGTGGAAAAGTGATTGGGTTGCAAATACAACTTATAAACCAAATGATGTAGTAAAATACGGTGGTTACATTTATCTTGCTAACACTGGTCATACCTCAGCGGCAACAGTTGCTTTAGGATTAGAAGCCGATCAATCTAAATGGGATTTATTCATAGAAGGTTTTGATTGGAAATCTGATTGGACAATTTCTACAAGATATAAGAAAAACGATTTAGTAAAATATGGTGGTTCAGTTTATCTTTGTATAACAGAACACGAATCAGATAACACAACAGCAGTTGGTCTAGAAGGTCAACAAGCTAAATGGGAAATTTTTGGAAAAGGTTTTGTTTGGTCAGGTGACTGGGCAATCAATACTAGATATAAAGTTAATGACACCGTTAGATATGGTGGACAAATTTACGTTGCTATAACTGGACATACTTCAGCGGCAACTGAAGCAGATGGTTTAGAAGCCAACCAAGGACAATGGCAAGCCTTACACAAAGGAATTGAATTCAAAGGTGACCACGCAACAGCAACAAGATATAAAGTAAATGATGTTGTAAAATATGGTGCAAACATTTGGATTTGTACAACACAACATACATCATCAGGAATTTTATCTGCCGATGAAGCTAATTGGTCAATTTTAATTCCAGGTATTGAATTTGAAGATACTTGGAGCAACTCTACAAATTATCAACCAGGTGACTTTGTTACTTACGGTGGATATAGTTATGTTGCAGATAGAAATAATATTAATAAACTTCCACCTGATAACTCAAGTGATTGGACTTTATTTGTAACAGGATTTAATTTAAGAGGTGACTATAATGTCGCAACTGCATACAAACAAGGTGACGTTGTTAGACTAGGCGGTTTCACTTATCTTGCAATTGCAGATGGAACAGGTAATAGACCACCAAATGTAACTAAATGGGATAAACTTAACGAAGGATTATATTGGAAAGGTGCTTGGACAAATGCAACTGCCTATGACAAAGGAGATATTGTAAGAGGTACAACAAATACTACTACAAGTTACCTTTGTATAACAGAACACACATCAAATAACGTTGGTCCATCAACAATTAATCAACCAGACTATCCACCAGGAGCAGGTGTTGATACTAGTGCATGGCAATTATTGGCGGGTGGTGCAGAATCTTCTGTATTATCAACGAAAGGTGAT